AAGAGAGGCGGGGGGAAGAACTCGGATAGGGCCTCCCCCAACATTCTCTTTTTAGCCGGTAATCCCCGCTAGCTGGAAGTTGGCGCGTGGTGCACGAATGCCCAAGACGCAATAGTGAATGAACGCTTGTTCAACACCATTTGTAAGGCTGATCCGTTGCTCCTTACCCTCGTCAGGCTGAACATCACCGCCCCAATTAAACTTGTCAGTGTCCAGAATGAGGAGGCATCCGTTGAGGCCGCCAATCGAGAGGAAGTAGTCTTGCACCACCTCGACGCCCCGGTACATGAACGAATTGAAGCCATATTTAGCCATCGCACCGTTCAAGTTCACAATGCGCTCTTGAGGGGCGACGAAACTCATCACCTTCTCATACGTGTCGAAAGTCGCGCCGCCGCCATTGGAGGCCAGCATCAGGTCAGGCTTACCATTGTTTAGATGACAAACGTTGATCGCCTTGCGAAGCGTCTGTTCGGTCAAGGTGCCCGTAGAGGCCGTATAACCTGCACGCCAGAATGCATTGTCTGAGTCAGATGCATCAATCTCACCCAAGGCCGTCGCACTCGCGCCAGAGAGCGCGTAGCGCAGCCCAAGGAGTACTGAGTCAGAAGCATTTGCCGTGCCACTGAGTTCAGTCGAAAGAACGCGCCGTACCTCCTCCTCGAACTGCATCACTTTCGCGTCAATCAGGTTGCCCCGGTCGCCGTTCTTGAGAAGCCGTAATTCAGAGGGTTTCCAAACGATATTGCCCTGATGCCCTGCAAACAAGTACCGAGCCGCTGTCAGCCCGGCGGTCGTATTCGCCGTCATCGGCGTGAGTTCCGCTGAACGCGCCACCGACCCGTAGGTATTGGTGGAGGTCTGACCGATGATCGGTACGATCATCGCGTTACCTTCTTCGCGGAATCCCTTGTTCCAGTTTTTCCCGCCCGATTGAATCTGAGCGAGAAGCGGATGGGTTCGAGCTAGGTTATGCTCCCAGCCGTTCTTTACCGCCTTTTCTGTCATGACCGCCGCAGTTGAAGCGACGGTAGTTGCTACTTGGCCTAAAAAGCCTGAGTTACCAAATGCCATGAGTGTGTCTTTCTCCTATCTATCCAAAAGCCCCACCTCAGAGCCGACAATCTAACGACCAGTGGCCTTGTTCATACCTTCCGTCAACAGCCGATTAAAGCCAGCAGAACCCGCCATCTCCTCCATCTCGGAGGCGCGTTGTCCTTGTGCGCTTGCAGTCGTTGGCTTCGGTGGCGTGTTAGGCCGGGTCGCCGCAATGTGGGCCGCCGCGTGGAGCGGGTCCGCGAACTTCATCTGCCTCATAGCCTCCGCCAGGTCAGCCGCCGAAATGTCAATTCCGTAGCGTGCCTTGGCTTCTGCTTGAGCATCTGAGATGCGCTTGGTGCCCTGAATCTCGCGCACAACTGGCAAAACCTCCTCTAGTGCCTTCTCGGACCTAGCGGCCCTATCTTCAGCGCGCTTATACAATTCGTAAAGAGCGCGCTCACTATCTGTCAGGTCGTCTAGACTCACCCCGCCAGGGAGTGCTGATTCAGGTTCACCCTGTAATCCAGCCATCGTAGCAAGAAACTCGCTACGGGCCTCAGGGTTGGCAAGAATAGTCTGCAGCTCTTCGTATAACTCCGCCTTAGACTTGATCGCCTCAATATCCCGGCGTTGATCCGCCAAGTCTTGAGTCTTTCGCGTATAGTCCTGTGCCTTACTCAGTTCGGCTTGCACCGCTGGGTGTTGGAACAGGTCCGCAAAGGCTGGGTCATTTGCAAGGTCATCGAGCGTAACCGTCGTTACATCCGCGTCTTGCCCTACTACTTCGGACTCCTCGCCCGCTACTGCTTGTTCTTCTCGCTCGTTCATGGTTTTCACTTGGTCGCATAGGCAACAAAAGTTGCGACTCCCGGTTAAGGGTTGGTCTTACGTTTTGTCCGCCGACTGTGATGATTTTCAGGCAATACCGGATGCCTGCGCCGCTGCCGCCCCGTGATCCGGGCCCGGCAAACTGTTCATTTCTGGCTGCTCTAGCCACTTTTGCGTGTTCTTTTTCCCCGTTGCAGTCAAATACTGCTCGTAGGCTTGCTGAACCGCCATCGGGAATTGCTGCGCCATCCCTTGGGCTACCGCGAGTTCGTCTTTCGCCATCGCAATCCCTTGTGCCTTCGGCGCGAAAGACAAGCTGTCTTCTCGTACTGTAACCCGCGCATCAGGCTCCAAATACCCGCGAATAGGGTCACTGGCGTCAAACTGGAGCTTAACATCGTCGTACCGCAAATGGATCGGCATGTCGTCATACTGCTTGCACACCGCCAGAAACTTGGATACCGTGCGCTCCCAATGCGACGTGTGAGCCTTCTGAATGACCCCAGCCGTCAAGCCTGCCGCCCCCTGAATGGCGTTCACCTCCGCCGCGTATTGGGTACCCGCCGCTGTGTCCCCCAAAGCGTAGGGGTTTACACCTGACTCCGCCACGATGTTGGAATCATGATAGGCTAAATGCTCGCGCAGTGTCGCCGGTATTTCTAGCCCCGCTTGCCTTGTCGCCGGCGGCATCGTAGCGTCCTTGCGCTTAATAACCGAACCCACATCACCATCTTCAAAACGCTCCATCTGGTCCGTGTCATACGCGCCCTCCACAACGTCCCAAAACGGCACCCCCGCCGCCACTGTATCTCTAATCGCCCGCTCCGCCCCCCAAATCGCAATCTGGCTTGGTAGCATCATCTCCGTCTCCGAAAGAGCGTAGCGAACGCTTGGAATGTGCAGAAATGTTATCGGGTCAAGAGGTAGAAACGGCTGCTTGTATCCGTCCACCTCGTAGAAAAACGGGTTCTCGGTGACCTCAATCGGCTTCTCATGAACCGCCCCGTCCACCGATACAAAGCAGGCGCGGGTTCCCAGTTCGCCCTCGACGTCGCAATACTCCTCAACCTCAATAACTTTGTCGTATCCTTCGTCGCCTAGCTTGCCGACAATCTCGTCAAATACCCTTGAGCCCTTGTAAATCTCTTTCCACTCGTGATACGGGCGACGAACCCGAACACTCGCCCACCGTGCCTCCTGCGCGACGCGGCACTGCTGATCCCAACTCACGTCGAGAGCGTCCACGCTCGTGACCACCGGGTAACCGAGCGCATTAAAACCGACATTAGACCAGCCCATGGACCCCACCAACGCCTCACCGAGAGACCGCTTCATGTGGTCGGTCGCGTTGCAACCCCTTGGGCTTGGCCCCAGACGGACCTGCAAATAAGCCTTCGTCAAGGTCGCTATCGTCTGGTCGCAGTCCTCTAGGCTAATGTCGGGGTAGTTATGGCTGACTTGAAACAAGATAGCCTTAACCGCCTGTAATAAACGGTTGGACCGGCCTTCCTCAATATCCGTCACGTTAACATCGAAAAAACCCTTGCGGTCTAGGCTAGGCTTTAGAACCTCGTCACCTTCCGCCTTCTGCGGGCGTCCGTAGTTGAGCCCACTAATATCACCCGCCAGAAGCATCCGGAGCTTATGCACCTTCTTCCGGTAGCTGTCTAAATCCTTCTGCTTGCTCAGCCTGCTATAGATTAAATCAGTCTTGGTAGGCATTGACTATACTTCGGACATGGGAGCGTAGGTCCCATCTCTCAAACCTTGCTGCACCGCATCGGACTTCACCCACTCGCGATGACCATCATCGCTCCCGGCCTTCATCCAGGCTGGGATCACAATGTTACTCGTCGGAGAAAACTGACGCACCCCGCGCACCCCGCAACGCTCGCAAACGCTCGGGCTATCCGCGCTCGGCACAATGTCCGTCCATTCGTGCTTGCAATCCGGGCACTTGTAGTCGAAGCTAGGCATCCCACTCAAACGCTGCTACAACGCTCGCAGGGGTCGTGCAGTCCTTCATAGCCACCGAGCCGTCACGACGCTTAGAATCGCCACGGAACGTATCGCTATCAACCGTGAGGCGCATGGATTGACCATCGCCGCTCACCGCCCAAATGAACCGGCTATTGCCAACGAGAACACCGCTCGAATGAATATCCGTAGCGTTGTAATGGTTGCTCCCGTCCACCAATCGGCTACGCACGATCTCAAGGCAGGCAAATACACAAATAGGCCAGTTCTTTGGCTCAAATTCGGGGTCGCTTGCTTCGCCTTCTGGCTGCTTCAAACTCCCTTCTAGCACGTTCGGCATCATTTTCAGGTTCTTTCCTCGAAAGCATCGCTGATAACTCAGGATGCAATCCATAAATCGCGCACGTCAACGCATGGTCCTCATTCTTTGGGTCAATGTCCTCAGCCTTGCCGCCGTGCACACTTGTATCGTTGAATACAGCCGCCTCCAGCTCACCCCATAACGCCTGGCAGCCTTCCTCAATTTCCCACAATCCAAGATTCAAGAGCGTATCTAGCGTGTTAAACCCCGTCGGTCTCGGAAGTCGGGGGCCCGGAACCACTGGGCCGAAGCGAGCGTCACCACGCAAACCATCATTGAAGTCGTCAATCACCGCCCGGTCACGGGTTTGATCGGCCTCCATGTGGTAGTCCGGTGCTTTGTTCCACATGGACGGATCACAACGAACGACCTCAATCCGCTCGTTTGGCCCCGTCCGCTCCCGGACTCGTTCGGCCTGAAACCTGCTAGGGACCCCGCTCTGGTAATCGCCTCTATACGTGTAAATCTTTCCGCCTACCGCCGGGTCCAGGGTATGCCATAAAGCCGCGTAGGGGTCGCGTATCCCCCAGTCCACACTAACCCAACGCCGCCAGTGGTGAGGAATCCCCCCCGGAAACCTATCAACAAAACGGAACATGTGCCGCTCCGCCGTGAGGCAGGGGAATCGCGCCCCCTCCGGCATGCCCCAACTCCCTTCCAGGCGAGCCTTACGAATCCAGTCCGGCAACCCCGCCAAAGTGTCCATCCAATCCTCATCCTTGAACGGATTATCTTCGGGCAGGGCCCGCACGAAGTGGAACCGCGCCGGATCCAATTTGAACCGCTTTGACCCCGTGATGAACGCGCCTTTCATCCATGCGTGTCCAATCCCGTCCGAGTTGGAGGCGATCACCAGCGGCATGTGCGGGTAGTCCACCCGCCCGCGCCGGATCGGATACAGCAGGAACGTTAATGTATCCTTGCCCTCAATTTTGTTGGGTAGTTCTGTACCCTCGTCAATCCACACCCCCGCCGTGGATTCAGTTCCACGATACTTGTTGGGGTCGTCTAGATTCCTTAAGGCGATCACCCCATTCGCCTCATCGTGGAAGTGAAACGCCAGCCCATGCATGAGCGACTTCTTCACCCGCCCGAATCTTCTGAACTCAGGGTCTCCCAGCCGGTGAATGTGACGGTCCGTCAGCAGTGTGTATGTTGAAGTCGCCAAAACCGCACGCGGCCCCGGAAATCCCGCGGCGCGATTCCTCAAGCATGTGAAAAGCGCACCTTTGCGGAGCAGGTCACTCTTCCCGCTCCCCCCTGACCCGCCGTAACCAATAATTGGCCGGCGGTGCGTCTTGACGATGTCTAAAACCTCGCGCTGCTTTTCCGAGAGGGTGAACAGATCGTTGAAATGCACACTAAGGGAGGACTTGAACCGCCAGCACGATCTTCGCACCGGGGGTTTTGGTCGGCAATTTCGGCACCACGCCATCAAGCGCACCACGGGCCGCCGCCGCCACGAGCCCCCTCATCATGTCCTCATCCCACGATTGCAGCCCATCCAGCGTTATCAGGTGAGCCGAACCACACTCAATATCTGACCGCGCCCTAATCTCACCATCAGGAATCTTCACCATGTCACAAATAGCCGCTAGGTCTAGTTCTTTCTTCTTTTCCGCCATGTTCTTTAACTCACATCCACGCTGCCAAGGGTCGGCATTGGACTTCCATCAGTTTCTCTTTCTTCTCTCCAACCGCACTGGGTTTTGAGATAGAAAATTGTCATCGCAGGGCTCTCGCCGCTCACCGCCATTCGGTACGCCGTGCCAATCACGCGCCCTCTCGCTAAGTCCTTTGCCCCCGCTAGTAGTTCTCGCATCTCAGCGTTACCACTCAGCCAACCCGCCGAGACTCTAAGATGCCGCGCCACAATTCCCTGCGGGATACCGAATGCCGTCATCGCAATAGCGTCATCCACCAGCTTCTGGTCTAGGTCACTGAAGTTGCGCTGCGGACGCCCGCGCTTGCCTACTTTAGGGCTTCCGTCTCCCAAACGATTCGCCCCACGTCTTTCTCCCACTTAGTGCCCTGGGCGTAGAGCCGCGCCGACTCGATGGCCTCGGTCACTCTTGCCGCGATATTGTCCGGCAAGTAGAACACCACAATGCCAGCGTTTTGGAAGAAGGGTACGCGCACACCGAAACGGCAACGCACTTTCGGGGTCATTGTACGCCTCCAAACCCAAAGCCCATCGCGATCCCTACGACCGCGCCTTGGAACCACCTCCAGGCCGCTAGCCCCCAGTCATAACTCACCGCCTCGTCAAACGACTTCCATCGCCGAAACGCGGCTAGGTCAATCATCGCCGCTGGCACGAGCCCGCGCAGCGCGTCTAATCCAATTTTTGTCCAGTTCATATTCTTGCCTACTTCTCTAGCTTTGTCTCAATTCGTACTAGCCGCTCTCTGATCTCCGCCCATAATCGGGACTCTTGTTCCGCCTTCTCACGAAACCCGGCCATCTCCGATTCAAGGTTCTGCACTTTGGCAAGTAGCACCGCCACCTTGGTTGCAAGATCGTACAGCCACTTCCCCAGCCCGACTCCCAGCATAAGTAGTAGGCTGATGACTCCCCAGAGCGGTATCTCAGTGTCCCAGTTCACTTCGCCACCCCTAGCCCATCAAGTAGCTTCTCGGCGAAGGCTATGCGGCAATCGCGATTTAGAAGCCATCGCCGATCCTTCTCGCTGTCAATGAACCCTAATTCAACTAGCGTGCATGGTCCGTCAAAATCGAACACCGCAAGCCTCGAATGTTGGGACGCCCCCTCCGACTTCAACCCCCGATCTTTACCCGTGGCTGACGCCCATAGTGCCGCGTCAAGGGCGATCCGAGCGATGCCCTTATCCTTCGCGTCCCGATAAAACGCTTCGACCCCTGTTCCGCCGCCTGAATTGCAATGAAGGCTAATGAAATGCGTGCAGCCAGCGGCTTCCGCTTTATTGTCGCGGGTTCCAACGGGCGTCGGGTCGCGATCATCATCACGCGTCAGGAACACTTGAACACCGCGCTTTCCGCACACCCATTTCAGGGTCAAAGCCCATTGAAGTACGATGTCAGCCTCTGTAACCCCAGCACTCGTCGCGCCAGGGTCGTACCTTCCTGGGACACGGTTCGAGTAGCCATGACCGGGGTCAATGCAGAGTTTGATCGCCATAGTTGCTGGGAAAACAAAAAAACCCGCCTCGCGTACGAGACAGGTCCTTTTGAGTTACTTTGAGGCGTGGCTTCGCCGCGCCCAAACCATTATACGCACAATGGCCCCGCAAAGATGCACTACCCCCAAAAAAAGTGGCGAGAGGCACTCAAGAAACTACTTAAGGAGTTTCGGGGAAAGCCATCAACACAATGAACACGAACGCCACCGCGAGAAAAATCATCATCGGCCAGTAGCCAGGTATGCGGTCACCCTTCATTTAGCGAGGTTACCGCGCGGGCTTTGATTCTTGGTGCTCGCCACCTTGCTCGTGAGGCAAGGCGGGAAGCAAAGGATACCTCGTGCCACACGACTCGCACTTCATGAACACGGGATGGAAACCGACGTACCCGCCGCATTTCGGGCATTTGTCCCACGGGTAGTGGGGGGGGGGATCGCATCTTTCCATACACTCCCATTCTTTATGATCCCGACCGGTACGCCCGGTCCCTTGCCTCACGGCAATCTTCCACGAACTGCAGCCAAACGGTATGCGGCAGGTTCGCCGGCCATTTGCGCAGGTCATTGAGGCTCTCGGCCTCGATATCGAGCACTAGTCGCACATGGTCACAAATTGCGCGCTCATAATCGCTCCGGTAGTGTCCGAGGACAATTTCCACCACGTAAAAATGGCATTCTTCGACGGACTTATGCGAGCCAGCCGCCTTGGCGAATCCCTGGGCGCCATAGTTTCGGGTCGTGCCGAAGAACTTCCAATGCCCCCAGTCGAGGATGACTTTGGAAGTGGTCGGTATCGGTTCTTTCATGCTTTTTAGTACTTTCAAGAAAACTCACGAGGGCTTCTGTTCCAACGCTTTGGGCACCTTGGTCAACGCCCAGGCACATAAACTGCGCGTCCATCTGAGCCACGCCGCTTGGCTGGGATTTGGCGGCATGGCGAGCATCAATTTGCCACCTTTACGGGCTTGACCAGTTCGCGGGTCCAACCCTTGGCGATCAGCTCTTCAACTTCATCCTCACGAACTGCGAAGAGGATCCCCTTCGGGTCGAACATGCTGACACTCTCTTCGGGCTTGTCCGGTTCTTTGGGCTTGCGAACCTCCCATTCACCTTCCCACTTTCGTTCGCCGAAGAACTTTTTGAACCCGGGAATGTAGGTTTTCCGGTCCTCGGAAGTCCGCTGCTCGAAGCTGGCGACCATGCGCTTCACCCCAGCCAAAACTTTGGCGTAGTGAACCTGCGGAGGGTCCAAGCCACAGCCCAGGAGCGCCGCCTTGATGCCCGATTTTTCGAACGTGGGGTTCCCATGTTTGGCCTCGGCAGGATAAATCTCCCAAATCTCGTCGATCGTGCCCTGCAGCGTTAGCCCAACATCCACATCATCACCGGACGTCCGGGCACCGCCGGGTTCCGAAGCCGGTGAAGGGGGTAAGGGGGATGTAGTTGGCTTAGGCAATGGCTTAGGCTTAGGCAGGACGTCCGGCATATGGTTGGCGGACGTCCGCGTATCGTCCGGCATATGGTTGGCGGTGGTTTCTTGAACCTGCGCGGACGCCCAAAGACGGTCGAGACGCTTCTTTTCTTCACTGCCAATAGAACGAGCTTTGGGGACTGTGCCGTCGGCAAAGGTCTCGATGGCGCGGAATAGCTTGGTGTGCGTCGCGTCCTCCGTATGGTCCGGCCAGTCGTGGACAATGAGCCGGTGTTCCGCGTTCTCGTCAATCCAGCGGCACGCAACTAGCGCACCGATAAGCCGGTCAGGATCTTCCACCCAGTCCATGCCGAGCGCTATCTCTTCGTTGCTCAGCCTTCCGATATCGCCCCGTGGTGCTTCGCGAGCAGTGATATGCCAAAGGCACTCCAAGATGCCCACGACCGCGTATGACGGAAGCCCCAACGCGAGGCAGAGCTTCTTGAACTTGATGACAGAAGTGGTGTTACGTTTCAATTCTCAGTCCTTGAGCGAGCGCAGCACCCGCCGCACTGTTGCAATATCGGTCTCGGATGGATTGGGGAGATGGTCCCCGCCGGTAAGAAAGGTGAAAGCGGCCCTGATTGCCTCCTCGGGCGAGCGCACAACGATGTACTCACCCATCAGCACCGCTTGCTGTTGCTCGGGAGTGAGCTTGCCGTTCGGCATCTTCACTTCCATGCCGAAGTAGCAGAGCGGAATAGCGCGGTGCGAAACGAGCAGGTCAGGAATGCCCTTGGAAACACCCGAAGGGCCCTTCTGCCTGAACGCCGACGTGTGCTTGACCGAGAACCCGGCCAGTTTCAGCGTTTCCACAATCGCGGCCTGGAGCATCGTTTCGTTGAACAGGCTCGCCACCTTGCGACGGGACTTGTTCACGAGGGCGCCTTTAATTCTTTGGGCAGGGGTAACCACCTGCCAATGACTAGCTTCATGCCGCCTCCTCGCCCTTAGCAATTCGGGCTTCGACGCGGTTCAAAATCGCGTAAATGGTCGTGCGCGTCGTGCGGCACAAGGTCGCTAAGTCCTGAACGCTCACATCGTCCTTGAAGTGATCGTAAATGAGTTTCTCATCCTTCAGGCTGAAGGTTTGGCAGCCTGGGGATCTTACGGGGAATCGTTTTGCCATGTCGTACACACTATACAAAGAGTTTGCAAGCCCTGTCAAGCACCTATAACGATAAACACGACTGAACAGGTAATGGCATCTTCATCAATCCTAACTTTCTATCACGCTATTCCGAGCCTGACACGACAAGGCTTAGAAAAAAAAATAAAAACTTTCTTGCCAAACCTCTTGACAATTCTACAAATATCCGATAAGATGATTGGAGACGCGATACGTTTTTACAACGCGCGTCCTGGACAATCACATGGACAATCAGGAACACCTAACCGGAAGGTATGAAATCAGGCTCAACTCACGCGGCGGGAAGCCTCTCACCGTTGACAAGGCTAACAACCCGGGCACTGCCATCACGAAAGCCGAACACATCGGCGGTAAGGCTATTGACACGCTGACCGGCGACGTCTGGAGCCACCAAGCCCAGACCTGGCTTAGTGAAGCGACTCAGGCGGTCATCGAGGGGCAAACCGCAACCGCGAAGCCTGACCTAATGGCAATCGGCCTCGCAATCGTCAAGGACGCGCTCGACAAAGCTCGACGAGAAGGAGCGGCAATCTGATGACGATCGTTCATGAAGGCATCACTGTCGAAGTCGGTCAAGAAAAACTGCCCGGCGGTGACTACTGCCCAACGTTCAAGGCCCAGGTGAAGCACGTTCCATACAGCCAAGCGAAGCTCTGCGGAAACACCTATGAGCAGATCGAAGCCGAGGCACGCCGATTTACTCGGCTTGTCCGCAAATGTGCTGAGAACTCCGGCATAATCACGCGAGAGAGTGCAGGAGCATGAAGCACCTACTTCTTAATTCACTCACCCTAAGCCAGTTCAAAGGCGTGAAGAGCGTCAGCCTCGAACCGCAGGGCGAAAACTTTAATGTCTACGGCGACAATGCATCAGGAAAGACGACGATCGCCGACGCATTTGTTTGGCTGCTTTTCGGCAAAAACTTGGCAGGCTCGGCGAAGTTCGAGATCAAGACCCTTGACGAGAACAATGAACCCCTCCATCACTTGAACCATTCGGTGACCGGAGAGTTCAGGCTACCCGATGAATCTATCACCCTCGGCAAAACCTACAAGGAGAAGTGGGTTAAACAGCGAGGCAAACTAAACCAAGAGTTTGAAGGTCACACGACCGACCACACCATCAACAAGGTGCCGGTCCAGGAGAAGGAGTACGCCGCGCGCGTGGCCTCCATCTGTGATGAGAACTTGTTCCGCATTCTGTCCGACCCCCTGCGCTTCAATGAAGGGCTGACCTGGCAAGAGAGGCGCAAGGAACTCATGCGCTTCGCCGGGAACATCACGGATGACGCGGTGACCCAGGCGCACCCCGCCCTTGCCGAAGTCACCGCCATCCTGGGGTCACACACTCCCGAGGACATGCGCAAGATGCTCCTCTCCATGCGCCCAGCCATCGCTAAGGAGGTTGACGCAATCCCGGTACGCATTGACGAGCTGCAACGCGCCATCGCGGATGCCCCTGTAGACTCCTCGATGCCAAACATGGAGCATTACCGCTCCCAGCTCATCCAACTCCAAAACGACCGCGCCACCATCACGTCGGGCGGGCAAATGGCTGAGTTGCGCAAGAAACGGGCGGAACTCGAAGCCGCCGAACTCCTGCGCATCAGCGAGGAGCGCAAGGCCGTCCATCAGATGCACGACCAGGCCTTGGCGGAGGCTCGAGACCTCGCCGCCAAAGCCCAAGAGGCCAAGGACCGCGTTACCGCCGCAGAGCGTGATGCGCGGGCTCTCGAAGGCGAGATTCACCGGATGGGTGAAGACCTCGAAGTTAAGCGTGCCGCGTATCGTGATCTTAGCGCGGCATCTTGGGATACCGAAGCGGAAGGCGTCTGCCGGTCCTGTGGTCAAGTTCTCCCCGCAGACCGGTTGGACGCCCTGCGCGACGACTACAACCTGCGCAAAGCTAAGCGGCTCGAAGCCAACCGCGAGGAAGGCAAAGCACTCAATAGCCAGCGCGAAGCCAAAAAGATCGCCCTAGAGGCCCTGACATCCACCATTTCAGATCTGTCAGAAGCCGCATCGCTCGTGGACAAAGAATGGTCCGTGGCCCGCGCTAGGGCTACCGCCGAACCAGACATGCCAGGCAACCAAGAGGCAGAAGCGCACCGCAAGGCCTTAGCCATCCTTGACGCCCAGATCAGCGAACTCATGACCAGCAATGCCGACGCGCTCAACCGCATTGACACCGACATTGTGGACGTGCAACGGAAAATCCAGGCCGCGGAAGGGGTGATCGCTAAGGCCGAAGCCGCCAAATCAGCCGGAGCCCGCATCAGCGAGCTTAGCGACGAGGAGAAGCGGCTAGCCGGGGAGATTGAAGAGATTGACCGCAAACTCTACCTGCTGGATGAATGGGTGCGCGCCAAGGTCAGCATGCTCGAAGAGTCCATCAATAGTCGCTTCGAGATCGTGAAGTTCAAGCTCTTCATGGTCCAGGTCAATGGGGCTATCGCCGAAGTTTGTGAAACCACCGTGAATGGAGTGCCTTGGGGCAACCTCAACCACGGAGCGCGCATCAATGGCGGCCTCGACATCATCAACACTCTGGCGAGGCACTACGGGTTCGCCCCGCCCATCTTCATCGACAACGCGGAGTCTGTGACCTCGATCATCCCCACCATGGGGCAGCAAATCAGGCTCATCGTATCCGCCGCGGACAAAGAGCTTCACTTTGAATCCGCCACCACCAAGACCATCAACACCAAGGAACTCCAACTAGCATGAGCACCAAAACAGAAACCAACAACAACGGTCAAGCCGTCACGACTCTCGAAGAGAAACCCATCGTCGCCCAGGTCGCCTCTCAGATCATGAGCTATCTGAGCAAGGGCACCTTGCACCTGCCCGCCGATTACAGTGTAGACAACGCTCTCAAATCGGCATGGCTCTACCTCCTAGAGGCAGTGGACAAGGACAAGAAGCCGCTCCTCCAAGCCTGCACCAGGTCCAGTATCGTCAATGCGCTGCTGGACTACGCGATACAGGGCCTCAACACTGCGAAGAAGCAAGCCTACTTCATTGCCTACGGGGGGAAGTGCGTGATGCAACGTTCGTACTTCGGAGACCAGGCCATTGCCTTGCGAGTTCAGCCCGGCATCACCTTCTACTACCAGCTCATTCGGCGGGGTGACGAGGTGCGAACGTCCATCATCGCGGGCCGGCGAATTGTGATCAAGCACGAGAGCGATTTTGCCCACGAGAACGCCGAGATCATCGGTGCCTACGCGGGGGTGCTCAGTGCAACCGGCGAAGACCTTGGTGCCGAAGTCATGACCATTGAGGACATCAAGCGGTCCTGGAGCATGAGCAAAACCTATAACCCTCAAAACGGTAATGGTACTCATGTCAAGTTTGAAGGTGACATGGCCCTGCGCACCGTGATTCGCAAGCGTTGCAAGCCCATCTTCAATGTCTCGAACGACCATGAACTGCTCGCCGCATTGGTGCGAAGTGATGTTGAGGTCACCAGTGCCGAAATGGACGAAGAAGTAACGGCGTTCGCCAACGCCGAGGTGATTGACATGCCCGAACTCCCAGAGCCCGAACACCCTATCCAAATCCCCGCCAAAGAAGCCACGACAACCGACCAGGAGCCGGGGTACTGATGGAGTTCAAACCTATTGCGTCGTCGTCCGAGGGTTGCGCATACCTATTGACCAGTAACGGGCTCTCCCCTCTCCTCATTGACTGCGGGGCGAGATTCGTCAGCATCCAGCAGGCGACCGGGTTCCGGCTCGGAAGTCTGGCTGGGTGCCTGATCTCCCACTCACATGGCGACCACATCAAAGCCGCCGGCAAACTCCTGGTAGCGGGGGTCAATTGCTACGCTTCGCGTGAAACATGGGAGGCATATGCCTCAAACGGTAGCCACCGGCCCCACCAACACCATCGTCAGCGAACGCTAGACACCGAACATGACACAATCATTGGCCCATGGACCGTCCGGGCCTTTGAGTGCGTCCACGACCTACCGGGCACCCTCGGTTTCGTGATTGCCGATGGGTGGGGCAACAAACTCCTCTATCTCACGGATTCGGCCTACTCCAAGTACCGATTCTCCGGGCTCACCCACATCGCCGTCGAGTGCAACTGGTCCGAGGAACTGTTGCGCAAAAACGCGGAGTCGGGATCTGTCGAAAGCAATCGTGCAGCTCGCACGATCCGCAATCACATGAGCCTAGAGCGGCTCATTGGAATGCTCAAAGCCAACAACCTCTCGCAGGTGAGGGAGATTCACTTGCTTCATCTATCGGACGCCAACAGCGACGAATCAGAGTTCAAGCTCAAGGTTCAAGAGGCTACCGGAGTTCCGGTTTACGTCGCAGCCAAAGCAGGGAGTGCCCGCATGAACGAAGTGGGAACCGCCGAGGAAGTGAAAGCATGAATCCAAAAGACGTAACCAACCGACCCCGCGACCGCCGCCTAGAGGAGCGACGAAAGCGCACCGCTCGCCAGAAATGGGGGCAAAGGCGATTCCAGTTATCTGATGGTGCCCTGACCGCCGTTGCGATCATTATGGGCCTCGCCGCTATGTACCTGTGGGTGTACGGACGATGAAAGAGCTAACCGACTTCCTAGACAAGTACGGGGTCGAGTACACCATTGACGGGGAGCATGTGCTTGTGCCCGGAGACGTGCGCTTGGATTGTCCCAAGCTCACCCATCTTCCGGAGTCCTTTGGGAATCTCAAGATAGGTGGAAGCGTGTACCTGCATTGTCCCAATCTAACCCATCTTCCGGAGTCTTTTGGGAATCTACAGGTAGGTGGCAGTGTGGACTTG